GGCTGAAGAGCAGTACAGCCCGCTGAAGAACCCCGAATTTTTCGTAAAGGTAAAGTACAACGATGAGGAAGGCCGGTTGAGTTATGGACGCGGCTTGATGGATTCGTTGTATTTTTACTGGTGGATAAAGGGAGTGATTTGGAGGGAGGGTCTTGGCGGCCTTGAGCGTTGGAGCCAGGGGATTGTAATCGGCAAGGTGGACAGCTTACGGGAAGGATCGGCTTCCAAGACGAACCAGGATGTACGGGACGAGTTGTACACATCGTTGCAGGACATGAGAGCGCGACACGTTATTCTCATGGGCAAGGAAGATGAAGTTGAGATAAAAGATGGCGGCATGGCGGGTCATCAGATGGTGACTTCGTTCCTGAAGTATGCTGATGAGAAGATCATTGCGTTGGTGTTAGGCTCGGCACTTCCGTTCTCAGGCGGGAGTGACGGGGGAGGCTCGTATGCGCGGGCGTATGTGGAGGAGAACTCCTCGGAGCAACTAGTACAGTTTGACCGACACAAGATGGATGAGGATCTGACGAATTCATTGCTTGCATTGGTCTGGCGATTGAATCGGAAGAACTTCGTGGCTATGGGATTGGGAAGCGCGAGAATGCCGCGTTTCTCAAGCGTTCAGGAGAAGCGGGAAGACCCACAAGTAGCCGCAGCGATCATCACGCAGATGGCGGCAACAGGACTGCCGTTGAGGCTGGACGAGGTATACGATAAGATCGGCTTCACGAAGCCCAGAGCGGAGGTGGACGATGTGTTTGAGGGAGCGATTACCCAGCCGGGTGTGGCTGGGAGCGAGATGCCCGAAGGAATGGAGTTCACCGCACCGATAGACCCGACGTTGAAGTCAACAACGACGAGCGGAGGGTCCGGCTGACCCGAAGCGAAGAAATCGGCAGATGCCGTTGAGGAAATGAAGAAGTGAGTGATTTCATGAAAGCATTGGATGACATCAGCAAAGAGTTGAAACAGGAAGCGAGAGCGCGGAGGAAAAAGATGAAAGAGATCAAGACGATGGCAGCGAAGAAGCGTCTGCCGAAGATGAAGACCTGGGAGCGGAAGATGTTCGTCAAAGGAGCGCCATGCGAGAAAGGCGAGACAACGGAGAAGACCGGATGCACACCGAAAGGGGAGAGCAAGGCGGGAGGAGGAGCACCCACAAAAGCGGAGCCCGCGAAGAAGCCGACAGTCACGAAGGCCGGGACCGCTGAGAAAGAGGAGCGAAAGGAAGAGAAGAAAAGCGAGTGGGGAAGCCTGGGAAAGGATGACCCCAAGGAGATAAAGAAGCGGGAGCAAAAGAAGAAAGAGGCGGCAGAGAAGAAGGCAAAGAAGAAAAAGGAAACTCCGAAACTCGATACGATGAAGGATGTGGACGAGTATCTGAAGAAGGGAGAAGGGAAGAAAGAGGAGAAGGAGAAGAAGGGCATAGTAGAGAAGGCCAAGGTAGCCGGGAAGAAGCTCGGAAAAGTTTTCATGCCAAAAGGCGGCGGCAAGAATATCCGCTGGACGGGAAAGATTTGGACGGACGGCGATGCCGTCTACGGAGGAACGCGCACTTCCGGACCAATGCACGGGAAGACCGGACAAAGGATAGGGAAGAAGACGAGATAATGAAACTCGAATCGGCATTGAAAGAACAGTACAAACTCCTGCATCATTCCCCGCGTCTGTACGCGAAAGCGGTGAGGGAACTGTTACGGGCAAAGATGTCGAACAATATGTTTCGGGAAGAGGAGGCACTGAAAAAGCTCGCCACTCTGATCGGAGACTCGAACGTCCTGGCGAACCTGTTGGGACGACGCCGGGCGTTGTTGGAATTCGAGCAGTTCAAGAAGCGCGATCAGCCACACAGGAGAACGGCTCTCTTTGCTGAAGGGCAGCAACAGCCCGTCATCCCAACGGTGACCTACGACATGGCGGTGCAGGATCTGATAACCCGTCCCGTATACGGAGAAAAGTTGAAGCTCGGCTGGCTGGAAGCGCAAAAACTCTACACGGGCGAACACGCCTTCGCCCTGGCGAAGACTACCGACGCTATTCTGACGAAGAAGATACAGGAGTTGATCGTTAAATCGATGGAGGAAGGGGAGGACATGATCGACGCCTCCCAGGCGGTAGCGGAGTTGGGAGACTTTACGGAAGCGTATGCGGAGACAATCTACCGGACGAACCTCACCCAATCCTACGTTTCTGGAAGATTCGAGGAAGCCAATGATCCAGAAATTGCGGAAGTGATTGGGGGAATGATGTTTTCCGCGTTACTCGACCCCGTGACGCGCCCGAACCACAGGGCCGGGGAAGGATTGATTGCGGGAACGAACGACCCTATATGGAAAAAGATGAAGCCACCGCTGGGATTCAACTGTCGTTGCACGGTGGTGATGATGGATAAATTCACGCTTGATGAGTATGGCCTGATTTCCCCGGGAGGAGAGGTCAGTCGCGGCTGGAAGTTGTCCAGTGGTATCGTTACGAAAGTCCCGCCAGCGGCGTTCGCCCTGGCAGGACCGGACGCAAGATTTATAGCAGGATAAAAGGGGGAGTGTTGTTATGGTAGAGAAAAGCAAATGGATTAAGATGTCACTTCCGGTAAGCCGTCCGATGTACGATGCATTGAGAGGACGCGCTGAGACGGAAGGACAGACGAAGGCTGGATTTATACGGTCGAAGTTAAGTGACGCGCTCAGAGATGAGATGCGGGCGGCACGACAGAAAGACAAGTAGAAACCGCGCAGAATCCACGCCTCTTTGGTATTTATTCCCTGAAAATGCTTTCATCTATTCCCCTGGCCCCTCCCTCATGTGATTATTCCACTATGGGGAATAAACACACACCGGATCAGCAGAAGTGTATTTCCCGAAAAACGAAACACCTGATGGACAACGAGGGCATGAAACAAGATCAAGCGGTTGCAGTAGCGATCAAACATTGCGCTCCTACGAAAGCAAGTGCGCTTCAATCGCACAATTATTCTGTGGGACGCGACGGATACGGAACCATCATGGATGTCCCAATCATGGCCGAAGTTCCTCCTGGGGAGCGTGGCAACAAGAAGAGAGTCGGTCGGAAGTGGATGGAAGCTGCCGTCAAGAAGGCGCAGATCCGCTGGGATGACGATGGTTACAAGGCACCCCTTCATGTATCACACCATGACATGGGAGGGAAGACCGAAGCGGCTGGCTTCATCATGCCCCGGGAAGTCCGGGAGATGAACTATGAGGGCAAAAAAGTCTGGGCAATCTTCGCAGACCTCGAAGTCAAAGAGGAAATTCTTGACCGAATCCAGAAGCGGGAATTGCCGTATAGATCGGTTGAAATCTTTTCCTGGGATAAGGAGCCTGAGATTAACAGCCTCGCGCTTTTGGAAGACGATGTACCGTTTTTCCGCTTCCCCCTTCTCACGCTTGGGAACGAAATTGGCGAAAGAAAAAAATTCAAGACAAGAAAACCATTAGTTGCGGCCCGTTACTCAAAGACGGGCTCTGCCATACTTTTCAGCTTTACCGGAGGCATGATGAAAGAAATGCGCGAAGAAGAAGATGTAGCTCCTGAAGAGGAGGCCGAAGAAGTAAAGGAAGATACGGAACGTCAAGTGGAGAAAGAGGACGAGGAAGAGATACAGCTTGAAGAAGAGAGTGAATCCTTCGAGAGCAAGGTATTAGGTCTTCTCGACCGCCTGGCAAATCATGTTGGCCTCTACGACGAGGAGGAGACGGAAGAAACCGAACTTGTCGAGGAAGAGGAAGCCAACGTGGCAGCGCATGACGCCGTTCCTCCGGTCGAACAGACCGAAGAAATCGAAGAGAAAGAGGATAAGGAAGAGAAAGTCGAACTGGAGGAATCCAGAGAAGAGGCTGATGTGGACGAATACCGCAAAGGCGAGAAAGAAGGAGAGCGCAAGGAAAAGAAGGAACTCCAGGAAGGATCATCCCTTGCGAAACTGAGCGGAAAAGTAGCCGCTTTGGAAGCCGCTATGGCGGCGAGTAGTCGAAAAGAAGACCTCGAAAAACTTGTGGACGAGGGATTCAAAAGCCTTGAGGGTCTGACTGCCGATGATTCCCTGAAAGGGAAGATTCTGAAACTTGCAGAGAACAGCAAAGATCCGAAAGAGGCGGTAAGCACGTTTGTCGAGAGTTTCCGCGCCAGCGTCCCGATGACTCCCCCAGCAACCCTGGAGGAATACGAAGCGGGAATGTCGGTGCATGATTCTCCCGCCGTTTTGAAGTTCGCCCAGGACGGACCCGAAGCATTGGAAAAGGCGAGGGCCGCGTCACGGCAGTACGACGAGTTGAACGAGCGCGGTGTGATTCATTCTACCCGCGAAGTGTTCATAGATACGACTTTAGAAACCAACCAAACTGGCGAAATTAGGAGAATTTAGCAATGGCTCTTTCCGCAGATGTGATCTACGAATCCGCGTCCGACCAAATTCAGTCGGTCCCCGCCGTCAATGGCGACGTTTTGTACGCCGGAGCGTTAATCGCAATCGACTCGGCTGGGTACGCAGCACCTTGGGCAGACACCACAAACTATAACTTTATCGGGGTCTGCATGAAGCAAGTTACGGGCGATACTTCCGCGTCTCCGGTCCCCGAAGCGAATGTCAACACTTCGGGAATGATTCTGAAGAAAGCGACTATCGGTAACGCGAGTTCTCAGACAGACGTTGGCATCCTTTGCTACGCGACTGACGACAACACGTTTACCCTTTCTTCAACTTCCAACGTGAACGCTATTGGAAGGGTTAGTCGGTGGTACAGTTCCACCACCTGTGACATTGACCTGTTCACCCCGACTGAGTACATGGCCCTCCAGTTCTAACGAATATCTAACAAAGGAGATTTGAGAGATGCCTGGACAGATCGTAACCGCTAATACCCTTACAGCGGGTATTAGAGCAGACTTCGCGCAAGCGTATAAGTCTGCTTATAGTGCAAGCAAGGAGCGTCTTCAGTCAGTGATGGACATGGGAATCCCGTCCGACAAGCTGACTGAAATCTACGCCTACTTCGAGTCGGCCCCGTACCCACGAATCTGGAATCGTGGCGATGCGATTCCGCGTGATGCCTTCGAGTCGGTCCAGTTCAATGTGACCAACAAAGATTGGGCGATCCGCGTGGAATGGCATGAGAATGACAGGGAAGATGACCTCACCAGAAGTTTGATGCAGAGAGCCCGCGATTCAGGGGCGAACTTTGCCACGCTTCCGGAACGAGTTTTCTTCCAGGTCTTGACGGGTGCGACTTCAACGGATCTTTTGCAAGCCATCCCCAACGCGCCAGACGGGGCCGCACTCTTCAGTGCGACCGATGGAGCGGGCGATGATCGCTTCGGATTCTCTGGCGGTAATATCGTCACCGGAACAGGCGTAGCCTCAAGTGCTGCGGTGCGAAACGATGCCTTCAACGCGATGGAAGCACTTAGATCCTTCCAAGACACAGAAGGTCAGCCCTTGTGGCCGGATGAACTTCTCGATCAGGGCTTCCAGATCATCTACCCCGTAGGTAATGACGAAGTCTTCCGCGAAGCATTCATCCAGGGACGTACCCTAGACGGCGGCGCGGCTGTGACGAACATCATTCTGGAAAGCGGATTGAAGCTCGACTTGTGGGCGACCCAGCGTCTTACTGGAAATGATTGGTATCTGTTCGCGAAGGGCGCGACCTACAAGCCAGTATTCCAGCAGATTCGTCGTCCTCTCCGCGAATCCTACAGCAACATGGACAATTCCGACGAGGCTCGTTCTACGAAAATCGAAGGCGTCCAGTGGGATTCCAGGGAAGGCTTCGGAGTGATGCTTCCGTATCAGTCTTTGAAGGTCAATAACTAGGTTTTGAAACAATACCATCCCCTTTCGGGGGGATGCCCGTTAGTCGGAGAACAACATGGCAAAGAAGAAAAAGAAGACTACTGTCGAGACATCCGGAGCGATTGCCGTAGCCCAGGAAGAAGTGGAAGTCACAGGGGAGTTCGTCTCCCCGATGGACCTGGCATCCCTCGGGGATGGCGGCGAAGTGACGAAAAGCGGAGCAATCAAAGCTCCGAAATCCACTCGGAAAATCCTGAAGGAAAGACGAGCGGAACTGCGATTCGATGTCTGGATGGGAGTCCTTGAGGAATGCCCATTCACATACGTTCATGCGGGAGGCCGTGATTTTCCCCGTGCGACTGAGAAGCTGCACCGGGATTCGGACGAGCGCGTGGTGCGGCGTGAAAAGGTGAACGGGAAAGTGGTCTCCCTCACCACAGAGGACATTGCCTTCATCAGTAAAGAGGTCGGTAAGAAGATTATCCGTCAAGCCGGGAAGTCCCGGGCGATAATTCTGAACATCGATGACCCTCGATATGGGGTGACAGATAGTGATAAACCTCTTGGGGAGTTTGTGTATATGCAGATCGTAGGCGGGAAGAACCTTCCCTACGATTGGCGAGAATCCGCTCCCGAAGCTATGGCCTAGAAAGGAGCGTAAGGGATGCCGACTCCCACAGTCAGCGAAGTTCAGACGCAGATATCCAACATGATGCGGATTCAACTGAACCTGAACGAGTATCTAAATACAACCTCCAGCACCAACTTCATTGCCAACCAGGACACGTTTCTGGCATCCCTTGAAAGCGACTATGAGGGAGCCATCATAGCCGGGCTGGATGGAACGAGAGCGGCTTTGAATGTCTCCATCAATGCGGCAGTGGGAACACTCGCACCGCTGATCGTCACGATGGGACAGGCGATTGACGCTCCGGAGACAGATCCGCAGACGCTCATGACCCGTCTGTACGATTACATGATTGAAAACAGTCAGTTCGTTGCAAGCCGGGGCTTCACCTATGGCAGTATTTCAGCGGGTGGAAGCAACACTGGAAACGGCGAGATCATCCGTCTTAATAAGGATGAGAATGACCTGGAC